TGGGAACATTTTAGTAATAAGAAGTTATTGAAGAAAGTTGAGAAGTTAGAACCTAATTATAGGCATAAAATTTTAGCAGAAGTACAAAAGCGAGGATAATTGGAGGTGAAGTAGCATGAAATTAAATGCAAGGCAAAAATCTTTTTGTGAATATTATGTGGCATCTGGTAATGCTACTGAAGCTGCAACGAAAGCTGGGTATAGTGAGACATATAGTAAGACAAGAACTAATGTTTTATTACACAATGTCGAGATTTGTCGATATGTAAAAGAACTACAAGAAAAAGCAAAAAGTAATCGTATTATGACAGCTATTGAAAGAAGAGAAGTCTTAACTAAGATGATATTAAAAGAAGAAACAAAAGATACTGATAGATTAAAAGCAGTTGATATATTAAATAAAATGGATGGAGAGTATACTCAAAAGGTTGAGGTAAATGGAAATGTAAAAACAGATGATCCATTTAAAAATTTAACTACTGATGAGCTTAGAAAAATTATTTTTGGAGTTTTAGATAATTGTGTAACTTCTGTTGGTAGTAGAGAATTAAAAAAAATTATAAAAGATTAAAGGAGGTGTTGTGGGGGTGTATGATAAAGAATTAATAAGATTAGAAGCTAAAAAAGAATTAGCTAGGAGAGATTTTTGGTATTATTGTAAATTGCTAGGAAAAAAAGATTTTTACAATGATAAAAAAGAATATTTGAAAGATTTATGTAATCAGTTACAAAGTTTTATTGATTCTAATAAAAAGATATTAGTTATTAATATGCCCCCTCGACTCTGATTCGGTAAATCTTACACAGCAACCTTATTTGTACAATGGTTATTAGGAAGAAATAACAAGTTAAAAATTATGACAGGATCATATAATGAAACTCTTTCTTCTACATTTGCTAAGCAAGTAAGGGATATGATAGCAACAGAGCAGACACGAGGAGTAACAGTTTATAGAGATATATTTCCAGATACTAAAATAAAGTATGGTGAAGCCTCAATGAACAAGTGGGCTTTAGAAGGAAGTCAAGTTGCTAATTATTTGGCTACATCTCCAACAGGGACTGCAACAGGATTTGGAGCAGATTTAATAGTTATAGATGACTTAATAAAGAACTCTGAGGAAGCATATAACTCTAATGTACTTGAAAAACATATTGATTGGTTTACTAATACAATGTTATCAAGAACAGAAAAAGGTTTTAAATTAATAATTATAATGACCAGGTGGGCAAGCAATGACCTAGCTGGTTTTATTTTATCTAATTATGATGATGTGGTTCATATAAATTATAAAGCTATCAATGATGATGGAACACCGTTAGATGACGAAACATTATCATTAGAGGATTTTGAGTTTAAAACTAAGAATATGGCAAAAGAAATTGTGTATGCTAACTACCAACAAGAGCCGATAGACATCAAGGGGAGATTATACAGTGAGTTTAAAACTTATGTTGATTTACCTAAAGAAAAAATAGTAAAAATTGCTTCTTACTGTGATACGGCAGATACAGGAGATGATTTTCTATGTAATATCATTTATGCAGATTGCAAGGATAGTGCTTATATTTTAGATGTTATCTATACCAAAGAAGCTATGGAAATAACAGAACCTCTTGTCGCTGAAGCATATAAAAAGTTTAATGTAAATGTTGCAGATATAGAAAGCAATAATGGTGGTAGAGCATTTGCAAGAAACATTGAAAGAATTACAAGAGATAAAGGAAATTACAAGACAGTTGTTAAATGGTTCCATCAATCTGGAAATAAAATAGCAAGAATATTATCAAATAGTGCTTGGGTAAATAATAATATCTATATGCCTATTGATTGGAAAAATAAATGGAGTGAATTTGCAAAGGATATTATTTCTTATCAAAAGGAAGGAAAAAATAAACATGATGATGGACCAGATGCTTTAACTGGTGTTGCTGAAAAGATAATAAACAGAAATGAAATGAGAACAATAGATAGAAATAGTCTAGGAATAAGATAAGATAGGAAGGAGGATTAATGACTGTACAAGATTTAAAAGAAGCACTTGAAGCTTTTATAAAAAATGAATTACCAGAACTACAAAAAATGGAAGATTATTACAGTGGAAAACATAATATTTTAAATAAAAAAGATAGAAGTAATAAGAAAAAAGATACTAAGTTAATTAATAATTATCCTGAGTATATTACAACTATTGCAACAGCTTATTTCTTAGGTAAACCAATAGCTTATGCTTTACAAGATGATAAATTAAAAAAAGATTTTGAGAAATTATCTGAATATTTAGCAACTGAAGAAGAGCAACAAGAAAACTTTGAACATGCTTCTAATTTAAGTGTGTTTGGAAAATCTTATGAACTTTGGTATATGGATGTAGATAAGACTATTGGAAATATAGTTGTAGACCCAAGAGATTGCTTTATTTTGAGGGATAACACAGTAAAAAAAGAAATAACTGCAGCTGTTAGATGGGATAAAACCAAAAATAAAGAAGATAAATGGGTTTATACATTAGAAGTTTATGATAGTACAAATGTCACAACTTATGAATTTTTATCCGATAGTGATAAAAAAGAAGTCCCAACTGTAAAGGGTGAAACTAAATTACACGGATTTAATCAAGTGCCAATTATTGAATTTTTAAATAATAAAAGGGCTAATGGAGATTTCAAAAATGTAATTTCTTTGATAGATGGTTACAATGAAGCAACTTCTACTGCTATTGATGATATGAAAGATTTTACTGATGCATACTTAGTTTTAATCAATATGGGCGGAACAGATGAAAAAACACTAGAAGAAATGAATAAAAATAAGGTTATGCTTATTAATGAACAAGGAGATGCTAAGTGGCTTGTTAAACAAGTTAATGATGCTTATGCTCAAAACAATAAAAATAGATTAAATCAGGATATTCATAAATTTTCTATGATACCAGATATGCAAGATAAAGAGTTTTCAGGAAACAGTTCAGGAGTTGCACTTGGATATAAATTATTAGCATTGGAACAATTAGCAGCACAAAAAGAAATGTATTTTAAAAAGGCTATTAACCAAAGATTACAACTTATGATAGATTTTTATAATTTAAAAATTAGTCCGAAGGATATTCAAAAAGTCTTTACAAGAAATATTCCTAAAAATTTAGTTGAAGCAGCAGATACAGCCCAAAAATTACAAGGAATAGTATCGCATGAAACTATTTTATCTATTTTGCCTTTCATAGAAGATGTAAAAGGAGAGTTAAAAAAAATAAAAGCTGAAGAAGATATTAATGTAATGAAAGATATGAACACTCCATTAGGAGTTGGTGCTGATGGCTCAAAAGAATAGAGATTATTGGGAAGAAAGACAAGTTAAAAGAGAAGCTAAGGCTTTTAATACAATACAAGATATTGAAAAAGAGTATAAGATTGCACTTGAAAAGGCTAAACAAAACATAAATAAAGAACTTAGTAGAATAGGTACAACCTATATGAAAGATAACAATTTAAGTTATCATGATGCTTTGAAACTTTTGAAAGGTGATGAATACAAAGTTTGGAAAAAAGATTTGCATGATTATATGAATGAATATAACAAACTTTTAAAAACAGCACCTTTAGAAGCTAAAAAACTTTATTTAGAAATTGAAACTTTAGCTGCTAGAAGTCGTATGAGCCACTTAGATAGTCTTAGAGCACAAGTTGATATGGAGCTTATAAAAGTATCAACTGGTATTGATGAAACAGCTAAAAACACCTTAACATCAATTTATAGAGATACATTTACAGAAGTAACAAAAGATTTAGGAGTTAATGTTATTGTAAGTAAAGATAAAATAAAAGCTGTTTTAGATAGACCTTGGAGTGGTGCAAACTTCTCTGAAAGGCTTTGGAGTAATACAGATAAACTAGCTCAAACAGTGAAACAAGAAATAGTAAATGGAATGATACAAGGTATTAATTTACAAACTATGACTAAAAGAGTTTCTGAAAGATTTGAAACAGCTAAAAAGAATGATGTTGAAAGACTTTTAAGAACGGAAGTTAATTATACTTTAAATCAAGCTACACTAGATGGGTATAAAGAAGCTGGAATAGAAAAATATGAGTTTAGTGCTACATTAGACAGCAGGACCAGTCAAATTTGTTCAGAGTTACATGGTGAAGTATTTGAGATTAAAAAGATTGCTGTAGGTTTAAATTATCCCCCAATGCATCCTAGATGCAGAAGTACAACAATACCAATTATTGATTATGAAAGTTTAGTTAAGCAAGGCAGAGAAGAAATTGGAGAAAAAGATATCGGTGATAATGATAAAAAGGCATTGACAGATAACGAAAATAGTAGTATAAATAAAGAAAGCAAAGAACCAATACCTAATACATTTACAATGGCATGGGCTCAAAATGACAAAGTAGAGTATAATGAGGTTAGAAAATTACAAAAAGAATTAACAACAGAACAAATAATCAAAAAATTAGGTGGAGGAGACCAAACAAAAGGTTCTTGTTCTTCTTTGGCATTTGCTTATATAGGAAATAGAAATGGGTATGATGTTTTAGATTTTAGGGGCGGTATATCTACAGAAATTTTTGCCACAACGAGAAACATAGTCGAGATTGCTAATTTAGATGGAATTGAAAGTAAAGTTATAAAAAGAGCAAATGATTACAAGGCTGTTAAAGAGTTGCTTACTTTTGTAGAAGAAAAAAAAGAATATTATCTAGAAACAGGTAAACATGCTGCAATAATAAGAAGAGGAAATAGAGGCTTTGAATACTTAGAGTTGCAGTCAGAAACAGAAAATGGCTTTAAAAAATTAGATAGTTCTGTTTTAAAAACTAGATTTGGATGTCAAACTTCTTATTCTGTTAGTGGAACAAAATTTGAAAAATCAAATGTTTTAATAGATGTAGATTCTTGCAAAAATAGTGAGGAATTTAAAAATTTACTAGGATATATAAATACCGCTAAAGATAAGCAAAATAAAGGAGAAGGTGGGTATGCTAAGTGATTTTTATAAGAAAAATAAAAATGATGAGATATGGTGGATAGATGATTTGGATTCTATTGGAAAACATCTTTTTAGTTTTGATAAAAAAAAAATCTTTAATTTATTTGCAGATTATCCACACAATTTAACACCTGAACAAAAAGAAATTTTTGATAAAGAAAACCCTTACTGGAAAGACTTTTTTAAGGAAAGAACTAAATAAAATAATTAAATCAAAAGCACTTAGCTAAAAACTAGGTGTTTTTTTATTGCAAAGAAAGGAGGTTCTAATATAAATATTGTCGTACTGAGGGACATTAAACATCTGGATAAAATATAGTCATACAGGACTTTAAACAGGAGGATAAAATGAAAAGATTTAAACTTAATATTCAACAATTTGCAGAACCAGGAGAGCCAAAAACATTTACTCAAGAAGAAGTTGACAAAATGATTGAAACTAGGCTTAAAAGAGAAAATGAAAAGTTTGAAAAGGCTAAAAAAGAACTTGAAAGAAAGCATAATGAATCTATTGAAGATTATGAGGAAAGAATCAAAAACGCTAATCTTACTGCAGAAGAAAAGCATAAAAAAGAAATTGATAAGATTCAGAAAGATTTAGATGCAAAGAATGCTGAACTTACAAAGATTAAGACAGATGAGATAAAAAGAACTACATTAGCAAAATATAAAATGCCAGAAAAATTCTTAGATAGAATTAGTGGAGTTACAGAAGAAGAAATAGAAGCATCTGTAAAAGGTTTCTCTGAGGTTATGGGTGAATATGTAAAAGGACTTGGTGCTAGTGGAGTACCAGGAGCAATGAATGGTGGAAGTAATGGTGGAGCTGATAAAAAAGCTCAATTAGAAGAATTGAAGAAAAAAGCTTTTGAAAGTGGTTCTGATATAGACAGAGCTAATTATGTGAGAGCTAAACAAGAATTTGAAGCAGAAAATGTAGGAGGTAATGAATAATGAAACACTATAAAACACTTTTAGAAATGACTGGATTAAATATCCAATTATTTGCAGCACCACAAACAGATATTAAAATTCGTTCAGGAAGTCAATCAATTTCAAATGACATTTCTGATGAATTAACATTGATAAATCCAAATACATCTCAAATAATTTCTCATATTTTAAGAGGTGGAAGAATTGGAACAGCCACATCAACTACTATTGAATGGATTGATACTTATGAAAAAAAAGTAACATCTAGTTTAAAAGTAGCTTTAAATACAGGAACAACTGAAATACAAGTTGTTGATGCTGATATATTAGTTAAAGATGCTTTGTTATCTATTGATGACGAAATAGTAAAAATAACAAAAGTAAAAACAGACAATAAAGCAGATGTTATAAGAGGATATGCTGGAACAACATCTACTGCTGGAAATATAGCAGCAAATACAATAGTTCAAAGTTTAGGAATAGAAATGGAAGAAGGTGGAGAATTAAAGCCATCTACTGTTAGGCTATCTAAACATATAACAAATAATACTGGTATTATCTATGATACATATGATATTACTGAAACTATGAAACATATAAACCCACAAGGGCAAGGTGGTTTAACTGCAAGAGAATTAGAATCTCAAAAGAAAAAAGATGAATTATTAGGAACTATGGAAAACAAACTATTAAATGGAATCAAATATGTTAATGGAGATTTAAGACATTCAGCAGGTATTAAATCTTTAATAAAAGAACATGGAATACTTTTAGA